GTTCATAGCAGGTTTTGCAAACTGTTTTTGTTCAGCTATTTTAGATGTAGCAGAGTTTTGTTCTCTCTGTCTAGCATCTTTCCTGTCGTTGTCGTATTGTTTGTGTTCGTTTATAACATCTTGCTCAGCACCTTTTAAGGTCATATTGTATTGGAACTCTTTCTCCATCAACCTCATTTTAGACTGTTCCTCAGCACCTATCTCTTTAACTTTACCATTTGTTTTGGCTTCTATTTCAGCTAACTTAGATTGTATCTGTGCTTGGATTTCTTGTTGCTTAGCTTGTGCTGCAGCTTGTGTTATTTTTAATTGACCTTCATTATTCTTCTCAATCTTAGCAAGCTCTGCTTCATTTCTGTCTTTCTCTCTTTTAGCTCTTCTAATTTTTAATAGTTGATTTGCCAATTTGATGTTTCCTATTGTTCTAACATCTATAGCATCATCTAGTGTAATTAAATCTTTAGTAAGTGCAGCTTGTATATTTTGTTCTAAGAATTGTTTCTCTTGTGCATCCGGCTTAAGCTCAATGATTATACCTAAATCGTGTAGGTGATACTTCTTAAGAGCTTCTAATGTTGTCATATTGACTTTACCGATAGCATTGATGTATGCCTCTTTTAAATCTGAATACTCAAATATATCCTTAAGTCTTAATGCAAGACCTTCACCCAACCTCTCAGTCATGTTTAGAACTGAATCTAGTATGTGACGAGTAGCTGTGTTGGAGCTAGTAGCCAATTGCTCTTGGACTCCCACTGCCATTTTTGGGTGAGGTGCAGAAGCATCTGCTCCTTGAGGTATACCTATAGCATCTCTTAGTAGGTTAAGATAGTGATTATACGCACTGATTAATCTATCCAATCCTTCTACGATACCATTCTTTAATTCTCTTATTGGTTCTTTACCATAGTTGTAATCTCCGGAGTTATCTTTTGATGTACCTAGTACGTTACCTGTATCATCATAAATCTTGATTACTTCAAGTGGTGTTAAGAAACTACCATCTCCTAGAGCTATCTCAGATAATCCATCCACATCAATAAATACACCATTAGGACGAGCCTTGGCTATTAATTGTTGTAGCTTGATATGTATTTGTTGCATTTGGTCTACGTAAGGTATAATATTACCTACAAGACTTTTTGTTCTATTTTGATATAAATCCGGAGCATAGAAAATATAGTTAGGGATAGTCTTACTTAGATTACCCTTTGGTCTAATCATATTCTCACATAATTTATAATTGTATATATGCTCAGTACCAAGTATTAATATACCTTCATACCATACATCTATAACTTTTTTAACTACATCATAACCATCGTAGTTTGCATTAGGTTTTTTAAATGTACTCTCCTTCTTAGTCATTTTAAACCCACCATTCTTTGTATATTTCTTTTTGTATGAAATAGTCTTGGTAGATTTATATGTAAAGTTAAGGATGTCAACCATTACACCACCTAAATCATCTTGTTTGTAGCTAACGTTGTTTCCTGTATTGTGATACTTATTCCATTCAGAAGTACCTTTTACTATGTCTAATAGCTGCTCATCTGTGAACTTGCCCATAGACTGTCTTTTCAGTTCATTGACTGTAATTCTTTCAACCTCACCATAGTAGTGAACTTGCTTAAAGTTTCTATGCTTTGGAAATGAGTACACGCAATCTGCAGGGTCAACCCAATCAACTAAAATACCTTTAGTAGGGTCAGTCTTATGTTTGATACTACCAATACCTAAAGTAGCTACATCTTCAATAACCCTAGCTTGGGTCTCGTCATAGTCATTTAAGTCTAGTGTATATTTAAGTGCCTCTTCCGATGCAATCTCTATAGCAGGTTTATATTTAAGCTTCATGAATAAATCCAACTCTTCCTCATTGTCGGGTATATCATTTTCTAAACCGTTAGGAACTACAGCTACCCCTAAAGCTTGCTCTGCAGCTTTCATAACAGGGAGTGTATCCATTAAGTTTTGTAAATTCTTCTTGTAGTCATCCTTCAAGTTTGTAGAGAATTTATCAACAGCTTCTGCCTTAATATCAAATAACCTCTCTGTCATCTGATTAGATAAAAGTTTCACAAACTTAGGTATTATTTGAAGTGGTCTCCAATCATAGTTACTGTAAGACTCTTCATCACCACCTGTGATTAAATCTTTATATAGCTTAGTATCTTGCTCACCTCTAGCATATAACCTTAGATTATGGTATACATCCCTCTTATCGTAGAAGCTTGAATTACCTTCTTCGGGTCTGTGCCACCATTCGTATTCAATAGCTTTAGCCATTTGTAAACCATAGTCCTCCGTTCTTTTTTCCTCATCCGGAGCAAGTGGATTAGGATAAGCAGTTTTTCTAAGGATAGCCTTTTTATTATTTCGCATAATTTTTAATTGTTTTCTGATGTATTAATGAGCCTACAGACCCTTTATTGTTGTATTTCTTTAATAATGACTTAACATATGTTCTCTTTGGGGGTTCTTTAGTACCCTTGTATCTTTCTGTGTGACAAGCCATTATAGCTAATCCACTAGAGATTGTTGCATCATACTCGGTTCTTTTGTCCGGATTAAATGCTAGCCAATCCTTTAATGTTTCTTGGAATGGCATCTCCCCAATCTCTCCTAGAGGTCTAACCATTTTATCCTCGTCATTATAGACACCCACATAGTTTTCAACCCAAAGTCCTATAGCATTCATGTGTGAGTCTAGTATATCTTTACTTGACATTACCTGTCCACCATATTCCTTTTCATTTGGATTTAACATCTTTTTAGGTCTATCTAACCTATCCATAGCAAATCCTCTATAACCCCTATTTCTCATGTGACGTAGTAAGTCGATTCTGTTAGACTCAACTAATATAGGTGCTCCATAAAATCTACAGCACATTATAACGTCTTCAAAGAATATAGTTTCATCTGCAGGTCGAGCTAAATACTCTACTACAAACTTATTGGAAGGTGCTCCACCTTCGGGACTTATTACAGTCTTACCATGAAGACCCCCTTTAGAGCCCTTACCATGGGTAGATTTTAATGAGAACGGGTCACACCCAAACCTAACACACTCTAAATTAAGTGGGAAGTATTTATCTCCAATCTTCTTAACATTATTTCTTAGGTGCTCAGTATTATCTACTTTTGATGGCATCCAAGAAATCTTGAATCTTCCATTATCATCCGGATAGAACTCTACATCTGAATCAACCTCATTATTCTTCCATCTAAAGTTTCCTGTAGTAAACAAGGACTCATCCGGTTGGCTGTCATTGTAATCTATCTGCTCGTACAACTTGTTTATATTAAACATACAACTAGAGTCTTCATCTCTAAGTGCATGCTCTAAAGTCCTTGGATATGTTCTTAACTGTTCGTTAAGAGCTTTATCTGACTGATTTTTCTTTTGCTCTTCTACTGCTAATAAATAGTCAATAGAACCAATTTTTATTAATTCACCACTAAGGTTGTACAGTGTACCTTTAGGTTTAACAGTGTGGCAGAAACCATACTTATCTGTGTACTCCTCCATGTTATCTTGTGCAGGTAAGAAGTACATGTATAATCCTGTAGCTGTCTTCTGCGTTGTTTGATTTCTATTTTTAACCATAGAACCATTTATAAGCTCTACATATTGGTCACCACCTTTAGCTCTTGAGCCCATAGTTGAACCTATGTAAGCTTTACCAACTACCTTACCGTTTGGCATCATCGTTGGAGCTACCATACCTAAATGGACAATATAATCATGGGGTTTCATCCACTTAGCTGCCTCATCCCCTAAATAACCATTTAACTTAACGGAGTCATAAGAATCATTCTTTGTTGGTCTATGGTCTATATTAGTGTTTAAATAGTCTTTTACGCCTGTATTACGAGCTTTCTTAGCTTCCTTGGAGTTATTCGATGGCTTACCAAAGAAAAGCTCATTAGGGCTATCCTCCTTGCCTTTTACGACAGGTCTTATATAGAACGGTAAAGATAAGAACATATACGAGAATTTATCAAACGCTTCTTGAACGTCATCTCCCGATTTAGATGTCATACCATACTTACCATTACTTGTAGTAGTAGATTGGTTCAATAGAACTGCTAGTACTGCATATGTAAATCCTGTACGTCTAGACTTTACAAACAATTGACCTAAACATCTTTTATCAACAATACATGCCTCAATGTGGTAAAACATATTAAGCTGTGCATAACGGAAATCCATATAACCACCGTTATCTAGCATAACACACCACTGTAAAGCAAAGTAATGGTTACCTGTTAAAAATACAGGAGTACCATTATTGTAGAACCATAATCCCTCTCTACGTCTTCTATACTCTTCACGTATAAACTCATCCCACAGTTCTACATTATCCGGATTAATTTCCTCCGGTGCAGGTTGTCTTCTCCAATGTTGCTCTGCTTTTGGCAGGTCATGAAAAAGTATTTTTGTTTTATCTTTTGGTACTTCCGGAAGTGTAATGTGTAAATCCTGTAGAATAACAGTCTCTCCCTGTGTTGAGAAAGGACAAATGTTAACACCATCAGTATCCTCATTGTACCAACCTTTGAAATAATTCTTAATGTTATATTTAGAATCCTTTGCAAAGACTTCGGGATAACCTAACCTAAACTCCTTGTCGGCTAAGTCTAGGTTTCCTTCATCCCTTTTATTTCTTAAATCTATTAAAGACTTGTTTAAGTCCATAACAGCGTTTACTATAAACCCTTTAGCTGCGATAGCTTGGTTGTGTCGCTCAGCATCTAGCTCAGCATAATCAATTGGCTGTCTTAAAGCGTGCCTTAATGTAAGCATAGCTTTATCACCTGCATCTACAACCTCTGATACATACTCTAATAACGTTGAGGTTGATGGGGAATTTGGGGAGTTAGCCCAAACCATCAATATCTCCTTAGCTGAATTAAATGAAGACACTTTAGACTTCATTATAATCTGCATCTTCTCGGGGTTTTCCAAGTCATCAGCTCTAAACTTATACTCTAAACCGTCAATAATAGTATCTAACGCTAATTTTATATCATCACTTAATCCTATCATAGTACTGCTAAAATGTCCTTTGTTGACATCTTGTAGAGGGTTTCCCCTTCTATATTAAATTCATATTCACTGTAGTCTGAGAACAGTACCTCATCACCTACTTTTACTCCTTGGGCTAAAAGTTCATCATTTGGGAACTTTACTGTACCTCTTAATTTTTTGTTCCCATTATGGGAATTGCTTTCCACTTTTGTGATAGTGAACCCATTTACCTCTTCTTCCTCAAACTCTATAGGCTTAACAAACACAAAAGGTTTTATAGCCTGCCAATCTCCACCATCTCTTCTGTATCCAAACACTAATGTTAGAGGTATGAAGTATTTATTATCTTCTATGTAATAATCGCTTTTAACTTTCTTACCTTTCATACCATTTCTCATCCTAAACATGTTGTGGTGTACAATCACCTCATCACCTTCTTTGAGTATGGTAAAGCTAGGTGCTTCCACAACCTTAGCTATTCTGTTGATGTGAGCCACGCTCTCTATTGTAGAGTTAACGATTATCCCATCTACTTCATTTTTGTAAGCTTCATCAATCTCTACTATAATATAGTTGATTGTCTTCATTACACAAATGTTATATCATTCTCAATATGTATTGGCATGTCTATAATCGTCTTCCAAAGGATTATCCCTTCGTCTTTATTTGAAATATAGATGTTGTAACCAACTTTATCTCCTTCAACTTTTTCTAAAGCTATTAGGGTTATTGTATAATCTATTCCTAATAGGTTCATTCTCTTACCTACTTGGTAGTGTATAGAACCATTTGGGTAGTCTTTACCAACTGATATTTTTCTAATTATTTTCATATTTACTTTTATTTTAATTTAATACAAAAATACGAATTTATAAGACACGGTTATTTTATACAAAAAAAAGGGACAACCGTTAAGTTATCCCTTTAGTAAAAATTCATGTTTTTGTTATTCTTGTAATAGTTGTATCATAATACTCGGTCTTCCTATAGGCGAGTTTTGATTTACAACAATATCACACTTGTACTTTTCTAGTACTGCTACTATTGCCTCTGAGCAGTCTTTTTGTCTCTGCTTGTTTGCTCTAGCTTGCTCTATTAAAGCTTGCTCTTCTTTTGTAATAGTTGTTTTTTCTTCTTTAGGTGTTACCTTCTTTGTTGCCATAATTGTTTTGAATTAAGTTAAATTATATAATTTATGCAAATATACAAAATTAATTTAACAGTTTGTTTTTAAAATTAAGCAAATGCTGCTGTCTTTGACCACGATACTAAAAATGTATTAGACGCTCCTGTTGAATTTGTAATACTTACAAGATTGCCTGTTATAGATAATGAAAACTGACTTGCGGCGTAGTTTCCTAATTCCGCGATATTGCCTTGGATAACTCCTCCTTGTGTACCACTAGAAACTACTGCTGTTATAAATCTAGTTTTCTCAGAAGAAAGACCAATATGTATCAAATATGCAGTATTGTGACTTAAAGAAAGTACAAGTGTGGTACTTCCATTGCCTATAATAGTGCTACTATTTCCTGTATTAGACACGATGGTTTCAATCTTATCATAAACATCATTCTTAGTAGGCACTTCATTTGACCCATTCCATCCAGCTCCATAAGTTTCTGCTGGAACTATTACATCTCCAGTAAATCTACCTGTACCACTTACGTCCAATTTATAAGCAGGGGCTCCTGTACCTCCGATTGCAACATTACCAGCAGTTGTAGCTAATCGCATCCAATGTGTATTGCCGTCAATATGAATCCAATCTTCTGAAAAATCGTTGTTTGTTAATACTAAATCGTAGCCACTAGTTGACCAATCCCAATCACCGTAGTTATTTTCAATATGTATTCCAAAATCACTTATTGAACCTGAGTTACCAAACCTACCTGTACCACTTACGTCTAAGTTGTATGTCGGGTTAGTTTGACCTACTCCTACATTTATACCACCAGCTCCACTATTATTAAAAATAATATCTCTATTTAATACTGAAATT